ATGCAAAGGGGGGGTGTATTATACGAGGCCCCCCCCTCCCGTTGATTTCCCTCTCCTAACCATGATTCTAATTCAAAACTTTAACTTTCATCTGATGTGACTTTCTTAAAAACACCAAGAACATTCAATTCAACAATTTCATCAATTGCTTCCTCAACCGCTGATTCCTGATCAGAATCTGACAAATCATCTGAACTTTGTGCTATCCTTGCAAGCATGCCACTTGTATTGTAGCCGCGGGCCAAATCAAAACTATACCACTCATCGAATTGAGTGAAAGGATTGAATGGATTGTCGACTGTTGTTAGCATGGCGGCCATTATCCTTTCAACCCCTCCTTGAGTGTGGTCAATGAAACACCTAAAGCACTAGCTATCTCAGCTTGAGTATAGCCTGCGGCTGACATTGCACGGGCTCTATTAATCTTAGCGGAAGTCATCTTGTACTTGAAATCACTCTTAGGTGTAGCTAAGTCACGCACTCTTTCTAGATTAGCGTTGTTTAGAATAGCCTTCAATCTACTATCACTAATAGCAAAAGACTGAATAGCATCCCATTCTCTATCTGTTATGTGAATGTCTGTCTTGCTAGCACCTGTCCTACGCCTGGCACGAACGAGCTCTTGACCTTCAATCTTCTTAAGAGTCTGCGAATTCATACCAGGATTAGCAGCACGCTTGGCCGCTACTGCAGCATTGGCAAACAGCTGGGCTTGTCTTTCCCTAGGAGGGTTGGTATTTGCAAGGGTCAGCTTACTATTAAGAGAGGCCACTTCATGCTTGTATACAGCTGCTGCAGAAGCCGAACGAGTAGGGGCCTTAATGCTATAAGCTTCTTTCCTTGCCTGATTAGACAAAGCCTTCATCTTGTTGGAGTAATCAGCATAGGTACTCTCCATCCGTGTACCGGATGAGAGATTCCTTGCATCCTTTTCTAACTTTAGTCTCGCTACTGGTTCCTTAATTAAAGTGGTACGCCCTTTTGAATCTGTTCGGGTAGCCCCAGTTGGTGTATAAATTAATTCTCCAGTACGAGGATCAACAGGACCGCCTTCACTCATACGCCTTGGTTTGCGTTGAGGTGTGTATACATTGGATCCAGCCCTGGTAATAAGAGTTGCTGATCCTTTATTAGGGCCGCCTTGATACCTAGTTTTAAGAGCGGCTATACCATTGTCTATAGCAGAAGCCTTATAGTTTAGCTCGTGCCTTTCCGAATCAATAACAACCATTGAATGTTTAACAGCTCGAGCTAGCTCATCGGGCTTTGCTCCTTTGATTGTCATATCTGCAATCAGGTTGGTAATTTTACCCATCTGATTCTGTTTCTCGCTAGGAGAAATTACTTTCATTCCTTCATACTTTGGATATGCAGACTTAGGATCAAAATCTTTTAGTGCAGTTAAAGCAGGAGTAGATTTAATAAGACCTTTATTATTAGGAATCACCATTACAAAATCGCCATCGAAGTCTGCACCAGATAAGCGTTTTGCTACATTAGGGTGGATTCCTACAGCATCAGGTGCATTACCAATAACTGATTTTACTGTTGGTGTTTTATTATTAACTGTCAGTTCTGGAATCTCAAACGTTCCGCCGTGTGGGTAACGAATAAGAGCTACTTTTTCTCCATTGTTATAGTTAGGAGCATAAATTTCAGTCTCTTTCATACTGTTAAATGGAAGAATAGCGTGGTATGATGATCTTGGAAGAGCAGCAACCTTCATATGTACCGCTGCGGCATCAGCTTTCTCTGCATACTTGTTCAACAGAAGCTTACGAACAGCAGGATTCGTAAGGGAATTAATCGTATCAAATTCGGCTTTCTCTTTCTCATAATTCATATCAAGCTGACTCTTAGCTAGGGATACACTCTGCTTTGAAAGAACCTGTGGTGACATCTTTCTAGACCAAGTATCCCAATCTCCTTCTTCATGAACCATATTCATCGCCGAAACAACTTTGCCGGTCTTAGGATCAGTCCTAGGAGGTTTGGTCAAAGCTCCAAAAGGATCATCCGGATTACCAGTTACCGGCTTCATTACGTCTTTCTTATTACCAGTATTACTTTTATTGGTATGAAATTCAAGATCTACCCCAGGAGGCAAGTCTTCTTTATATAATGCCATACCTTTTAGATAATGAGTATCATCTACAGAAACGCGAACTTGAGCGTATCGAGATTTACCTAATGAAATATCTTGTACGCCAGGACGAACATAAATCATACCATCAGCATCAGAGCCACCATCTTCAGCGTATTTGACTGCAATTCGCTTAGAATCAATTGATAGCGGTGGTTGATGCTCTCTATAAGTACGTCCTCCATCATCAGAATATTCATTAAGCTGACTAATCTTATTCATGTTGGTCTTAACATCTTTGTATGTCGTTCCTGGAGGAGTGACAACCTTAATGATTGTTTTCTTTCCAGGGGCGGTGCCAAGTTGATCTATTTGAACTTTATGAACTTGATAGCCTTTATCCTGAAGGAGAGAAACAGCAGCCTTCAGTTTTGTATCGGATATTCCAAGTTGAGGCATATTCTCAACACCAAAACCAACATCGACATATTTTCCTTTATCGACGTGTTCCTGTATCAAGTTTGCTGTGGTGTGAAGAATATCGAGTCTATCTTTTTGACCTGGTGCCAGAAGACTACGAACGGAAGATTCATTCAAGTTCATGCTACGACCGATAGCTGAAGCAGAATATCCCTTTGCTCGAAGTTTCTCAGCTTGAGCAATGGTCGCTTGCTTCTGTTCATTCTTTGCTATTGTTTTCTGTGCGCGAAGTTGAGTAGTAGACATACCCAACCCAGCAGCAATCTCAGTCTCAGTCATGCCTTGCTTTTTAAACTTATCGATCTGTTCCAACAACCATGAATAAGCACTTGAGTCTCCGCCTTCAGATTCGTTCTCTCCACCAGATCCCCAAGCATATCTACCAGAGTGACGCTTAGTACCGTAGTGCTTCAAATAATAGTTAGGATCTTGAATCAGCATTATAGTACCTCCGCTCTGAGTATACTGATATGCTTGTCAAACATGACAATTTTATCCATGATATGAAGTATTATGTCTGGATCGGGTTCATAGATACGGATATCATCATGTTGGTAAATGCGAAGTTCAATTTGAATATCAAAAGGTTTCATTCGATATTCGAGACAGAACAAGGCGGCATAGATTTCCAATTGATGTTCAGATGCAGGCATTCTACCTGTTTTGAGATCATGAACTCGAAGTTTGTTATCACGAAACCCTATAGCATCTGACGTACCGAAACAGTTTTCAGAATAATATAACATCTGTTCCGGGGACAAACGAAAACCAAGAGCATCATTCACATACATATTCAAAGTCTTGCGGGTGCGAGGTAATTTAACTCCAAGCTTAATAAGCTGATGAGCTAAATCGTGAAGGTCTGTTCCTCTTTGTGTCGCAAGCATTGAATAATAAGCACGTTCCATCTTTTCGAGATCGTAGTTAATCCAATGATACTTACTAGCGCCTAGAAACGCGTGTTGACCTGTGAGAATTGAATGCTTGTTGAAGATCATTCAAAACTTCCTCTTCAGTCTCAGGAGAAATAAATCTCGCGAAAGACATATCATCCATTCTTTCAACAAAATATCTTTGATTGGGTCGAACCTGTGTCGGGTTAGATTTCACTTCCAAGGCTGCCCATTGATCATCATACAAAACAATAAGGTCTGGTAGTCCTTGAATGTAGTTTGGATCATTCTTCAAAATAAGACTACCAGGAAACAAGTATTCCAACTTCTTAATCAATTGTGTTTGATAGTTGCCTTCTCTCATTGTGCCTCCATGAAAAAACAAAAAGGCGTTGCATGGTAGTCCTTATGCGTCCTATTCTATTATATGCCATGTATTTCTTACAGCTTAATATATATTTTATGTATTAAGCATAAAACGATGTTTACTAGGCCAACAGGGTTTATTGGTGTGTGCTGATAATCCAACGTCCGAAATTAACAACCCAAACCTCATGGCTGCTTCTATTGAGGAGGAAAAATGTTCGCCGGTATCGATTTCAATAATTGAATGAACGATCCT